ACTCCGCCTCTTCTTCTAAGGCTTCGCAGTCATCACACATGCTAGTTCGCTCTCCAAGCGTGCTATCTTGACGTGCTGTGCCTGTATTATGCGCCAATACCGTTCGGTCAGATCGCGCAGGTCCAGAACCTCATTTGCCAAATCAATCCCGTTCGGTAAAACCAAATTTGAATTTTGATTTTCGATTTTGAAATTTGAATTTGAAATTTGAATTTCGGATTTCACCTTGAAATTTGGGAGGCTGACTGCGGATTTGCAAGCCATCGCGTCACTCGTTTTCAATCGTTCCAACATGATCAATAGCTTTCGGCGGCTTAAGGGCCGCCATGAAAGCGGCAGAGATGTCCTGGTTCGTGTGCAAGTGGACGTGCTGGTGCAGCGCATCCGGGGTCTTGTTCTTTTCAAGATTAGCATACTTGTCCAACGTGATGCCTAACGCCAGCACAGCGTCCTTCGCGCTCATCTCTGGCATTAGCTCCATCACCCGTTGTGCAGCCCCGTCTATGACACTTTGCAGCTTCGCCTTCAAGTTCGTATTGAAGTACGCATTCCTGAACTGCGAGTCCATGTCGAGCGCACTCACCTTAATCTCATCTACGCTCCGCTCCGAGATCCCCAACTGCATCGCAATGGCCCTCGAGTGTTGTCCCGTGATGAACAGATCTAACACTTTCTTCTGTATCTCCGGCGGGATACCGGCGAGCGCACCCTGACCATTGACCTTCTCCATTACTACACCTGGCACATGCTTCTCGATCTTCACCCCACTCAGGCCAGCAAGCTGCCGTGCCCTGCTCTCTGGGGAGCGGTACACGGCGTTGCGCTTCTTGCGTTTTGGGTTGTCGCTCATTCTCGTTCGCTCATGAATGACAAGTCTTCCGCTGTGATGCCGTGGATCTCGCCAAAGGCAGCCTCACGGATGGCTTGGAGTTGCATGTAATACTTGTCAGCCTTAAGAGCGATCTTGAGGTAAATGTCAGCTTCCTGTTCACGTTCCTTTTTTAAAATTTGAATTTCATTTTTCAATTTTGAAATCTCCTCCTCAGCCTGAAGGAGCAGCATCTCTGTGGCTATGGCATGTTCTGGTGTCATTTTTGTTTAACGTACTCTATTCCTGCCGCATCGAGAAGCGTATACAGCCGCTTAGCCTCATCTTTCCACGAGTATTCCCGCTGTACCTGTGGCAGACCGGCTAGCTCACGCAGCTTGTTCATCGCTTTGAACCCTACCCAGATCACCTGCTCGTCATTCTCTAAAGCCTGACGAAGTTGCTCTAGGCTGCGGATATTGAGCTTCTCGATGTACCTGGCTAGCTTGAAATCAAGTGGCGCACACCCGCTGAGTTTTTCCATGCGGTACACCCAGAGCTTGCGCCGGTTTTGAAACGCGCTCACTTCTGCACCTCCTCCCATTCCTTTCTCCATTTCTCAAACTCGACCCAAACTGCTGGATTAGTTGGGCACTGACACTTTTTATCTGTGCCGTCTTTGTTCATCCAAATTGGGCCTAAGTGTTCGCTAAAATCAAACCTCCAAATCTTGCCTTCAACCACAATCTCTTGATCCATTGCGTCTGGCAGCGATACAAAACAACTTCTGGTTAATGGAACAGTTTTCACTTCTGCACCTCCTTCTGGCACTGGCATTGACATGTGATTGACCGTATCCACGCGACTTTCCATTTAACTCCAAAGTAACCCATCACAATAAGGACGGCTACAAGTATAGCCTTACTCACTTCTGCGCCTCCTCCCACTTGCCTAGCGTCCGCAGAAATGCCTCTGCGCGTTGGCGGGCTGTCGCTCATTTGCCCTCCCTCTGCGTCAGCTTATACGCCTCAGCCAACACAAGATCAGCATCGAGCAGTGCAGCCCGATCATTGGGGAATGCTGAGTGAGCGTCGTAGTGCTTGAGCAGGCAGTGCTTGAGCTGCTCGATAGCAGACGACGCCTGCATTGCAAGGTGCTTGTACATGATAAGCTCAGCCTTTAGGTTGCCGATCAGTGAGGCCTGACGATTGTGTGCGTCCATGTATTGCCTTAATTGTATTTGTGCCATTTTGTGTTCTGGTTAACGCCCATCCGACGTAGGGCCGTCTTGTCCTCGTATCCGATGCTGATCAGCGCATCGACCATCTCCTCGTTTGAGGGCCACATTTCCTTGCGAAAAGTGCTAGGATGTGCGCGGAGCCACATGTCCATCTCCGGCCAGCGGTCCGGCACCATCTTGTCGGCGAAGTAGTCCCACCATACAACCTGCGCCACAAATACCTGTATCTTGACCGGCAACTCCATGATCCGGCTTTGCCATTCCCGTGGATCCACTTTGCGCAGTCGCGCTACCCATCCGTTCGATTGTCTCTTTTTGCTTCTGATTTTCATTTTTTAGTTCTTTATTTTGTTGCGTTAACACATGGATACGCTCCATGAGATTGTCGATTAAGGCGTTCATTCTTTGTCTAAGATGTAGCCCAGTGCCAACGCTATGAGACTGAGCACCACAATAGCAACCTGAATTTTAGGCGGATTCTTCATTTTTTTGACTCTTCTTTGCATCGCACTCTGGGCAGAACCAGTCTCCCCAAAAGTCTTGACTTAAATCTTCCCGGCACTCGCAGCAAACTGGATGCTCGTCTCTTGGGTCGCTGTCACCTGGGTATCCTGTGCTTACCATTTGCGACCTCCGTTGTATTCTTGCATGGCTGATACGGCGAACAATGCGCTAGCCCAGAATAGGATGAACAAGAGAATGGCTTCCCATAGCTCCTGCGCAAAGTAGGCGATAGCTAATCCATCAAGGACTGCAAGTGTCGCAAATGCCCAGAGATAGGGCAGTGCTTTGTTCGTGTTGTCAGGGTCGATCTTCATGTAACTTTGGTAGTGTTTATTCATTGTGGAATGTTGCTGTTTTACCTGTAAAGCGTAAGTTTGTGCTCACGCCACACGGGCCGTTGCGTTGGATAGGTATGCCAATCTCGCGAAACTCCACGTCGTCGGATAGCTTCACAACCATTACGGCTGTAGCGTCTTGCCCGATTGCGCGGCTTTCGCGAGCTTTGCCCTGCTCATTTAGTTGCGTAATCGAGATGACTAAGCAACCTAATTCGATGCCAAGTAGCCGCAGACTCCGGCTAACCTCAGCCACCTCGCGCTCACGACTAGAGTCCTTGCCAAGGTCGCAGCGTACAAGCTGGATATAGTCTACGAACAGCACGCCTAGCCCATCCGGCGACTTCGCCATAGCTCGTGCCGTGGCGCAAATGTTCGCGATGTCGTACAGGTCGTCTCGTATTACCAAGCGGCTGCTATTGAGCTTCTGGATGGCACTGTGGACACCTCTAATGTCACGCTCATTCTTTGCTCCCTCAGCGAGAGTACGCAGGCTAACGCTGCCTAGCCTAGCGACGAGCCGGTCGATGATCTGGTTCGCTGGCATCTCAAGCGAGATGACGAGGATTCCTTTGTTCATCGTGTTCCATTCCCAGGCCTTGCCGAAGTGTGTGAGTGCTGCCCGGTGTACGGCTCCAGCGCATACTTCACTTCGATCAGATCCGTCGATTGATTCTCTGGCAACAGCATAAGCGCCTCCATCTTAGAGCCCAGCGCAGCCTTTTCGCCAGTCGCAATGATGTCCTGCGTCTTCTTGGGACGCGGCAGCTCCACGTTTTGCAACACGTTAGTGCGGCGGATGAGTACCCAGTCGCTCATGGTTGCGCCTCCTCCCATTTGCCTAGCGTCCGCAGAAATGCCTCTGCGCGTTCGCGAGCTATTGCCATGAATGGATTGTCTTTTTTGCTAGCATCGCACAACCGCCAAAAGTACATCGCAATTTGATCAACAGAGAGCATTTTCTCCGCCAGATGCATGGCGTTAAGGTCATTTGCCCAGCCCCACAACTCGTCGCAGGTGCAGTCAATCCCGTTGGCCGTCCACACATAGACGCCGTCTTCCTTGCGCCAGCCCATTGCGTCAGCCACGGCCACATTAATCTCGTCGTCGCTCATGCTTCCTCCCATCTACGTGGCAGCATCACGCGCATCGTTGGTGGACCGGGCCACACATCCTGGTCAAGGCACAACTTATACTGCGCCAGCGTCACATCGAGTTGATCGTTGGCAATGTTGATAAGCTCCGTAGATGCCTTCACCCACTGGCTCAAGTGCGGTGCCTGCATGTCCACCACCAGAAAGTAGAAGTCGATGTCCTCTTGGCCGGTGATCTGCTCCAGCCCGTAGGTGTACCAAGCAGCTTGCTTATCGTAGCCAAAGCCAAAGAACTTGTGGTCAAACTTAGACCAGTCGCTCGTCGTCTTAAGATCCACGATTGCTGGACGACCTTTGATCTCCGTGATCATGTCAGGGCGACCCTTACACTGCACACCGTCACGCTCCCAAAACATAGACGCTTCGATGATCTTGTTGGCTGTCACCATCTGGAGCAACGGCTCCACTGCCGCGCAGGCTCCTTCTACACGCGCACCTTCGTCCTCGTTTAGGATGACCTTGCCAATGTTCTCTTGGCAGAAGTTCTCCCACGTCAGCTTGCCTTCCTTGGTGCGGCGATCGCACGCTGGAGCAATGGCATACTCACAGCGGCCCTCCAGCGCCAAGCTGTGGACGAGTGTGCCAAGCTCCATCTCGCGGCTGGGCTTCCACTCTTGACGCTCTTTCCATTTGTAGTAGCTCGGGCAGACTGCAAAAGCATCGAGGCTATGTTTTGATAATCCGTGCATGGCACGGTACGTTGTCATTTCTAGGTTTTGTAATAGTTCTGTTTTCATGTTTAGGGATTAATTTCAAGCGCACCGCAGCCAACGATCCTACCAGCTCCGTCGCGTATAAGTTTAGTTGGTGACGCTAAGTCCGTCCGATGCGGCAGTGCAGTGCGCACATAGCCTGGAACGATGTACAGCACCCCTGCAATTGGATCGGGAAGGTTACTCACCTTTGCGTCTTTGCAGCACATGATGGGTACACCGTCGATGTCGTCCACCTTGGACAGGTGACTATGCACTTTCACGGAAGAGCCGCTAGGTTCCACGATGCCATAGCCAGTGATGACTATGTCGTGAGGTGTAAGGTTTATAAGCTTATTCATTTATTAGGTTTGCAATTATGTTGAGTGCCAGCATGGTTTTGCCGGACTTGGTTTCACCACCGATGACAACAAAGTCACCAAAGCGTATCGGGCAGATGTTGTCGATAGCAGAATAGCCAGTCTTGATCCGCATCGACTCGTCATCTCCCGTCTCGTAGCGGTTAAGTGCGTTGAGTAAGAGTGCCTTAGTGTCCATCACTTTTGGCGGAGCAAGTTCACGAGAAAGTGCCTCAACTTTCATCACGACGTCGCTTAGCAACTCCGGCGTCTGCAACGTCGAGTCAGCAATTGATAGCAACGTTTCGTAAGCCACATGCTGCAAAGTGCGTCGCTTGGCGGTAGATTTGACGATCTCGATCAGGTCACCAATGGCTGACGCAATCGGCATGAGCGTGTAAAGATCGCTCAACTGGTGAAATTCTGTGCTAGGTAAAGTCTCGCGCACCTTCTCAAAAACTACTCTTATTTCTGACGAAGCATTGCGGCTCTGCTGTTGAAGAACAATCTCGCATACCCGGTGACTTAGGGCATCGAAGATGTCACCAATCTTAAAGTTCTTCTCGCTAATGTGGTGCAAAAAGACCTCAGGATGATTGAGCGCAATCGACGCAATCCCACGCTCAGCCTCGCTCGCGGTTGGTACTACCGTGTCTGCCGGCAGCTCGACCGGCCTACGTCTACCAGCTTTCTTGTGTTGTTCCATTAGTAGCCATTAAGCTGTCACGCTTAAGTAAGGTTTTGATTGGTGTACGTACCATCGACGATGCACGACTGAGCCAGCCGTTAAGGTAGCGTCCCATGCCGCGCTGTGTCTTGCGGCGTGCAGGGTCAGCTTCGAGCCAAGCGTGGGCCTTCCAAAGCTCCTGCTCGACGGTCTTCTCGCCGTAAATGATAATCAAGTCCTTCATCAAACCCGGTGGCACTTTCCACTGCTTACCGTCCTGGGTGACGTAGGTGATGTCGTACAGGCTCATCGTCTTGCCTGACTCAGGGTCTTGCTTAAGCTCGTCGACCATCTCGCTGACAGAAGAGTATCGCCTGCCAGATGGCTTGAGTAGTTCACGCTCCTCGTCTGTAAGCACAGGTATGCCTGCGATTGCGTCTGCCAAGTCCTGTGCAGGCTGTACTGGCACAGGTGACTCTGGCTCGCTAACGATCTGGCACGGCTCCTCAAGAGGGACGACCAGCTCGACTTTTGTCCCGGATTTGTATGTTATATTGATGCTGATGTTCATATTTTGTTTGCTCTTAGTTTTTCGTGATGTTCCGCATGATGTCTCCGGCAAAACCAAATGACATCCAACTGTCTGCTGTAGTCTTCATGATGACTCTCGGACTTAGAATCACCACAGACAACACACGGCATTCTGACTATAGCTCCAGATCGTATGGCCCATTCAATGGCTCTGTGCGCCTTTAGCTTTTCAGGATTTTGCAGCCTAAACTTCTTGGTGTGTTCTTTGTTATAACCTGGATTATTATCACGGATTTTTCTGATCCTTGCACGATTGCATTCCCTACAGCGAGTTTCTAGTCCATCTGGCATCCTTGCATACTTCACAAATGCCGCCAGCGGTTTCTCCTCCTTACAGATTCGACAGATTTTCATTTAGTAAATGTGTGCGTTGTACAGTCGCACCCCTGCTGTGTGCAGAAGTTACCTAGTCTCTCCCAGTGTCACGCCCATTGACTCTTGGCGGCGTTCCCGATCTCGCGTCCGAGAGTGTTGCAAAAGTATCCATGCCATCCCTGAGCAGCCTAAAGAACAACTCAGCGTTCATCGTGACTAGCCAGGGTGTGCGGTTTTTCTTGTGAGCAACGATCCACGGCTTGCCAGCGCCGTCGCGTTCTGCCTGCTCAGTAGCCTTGATGAGGTTAAGGTTCTCAACAAACTTTACTTCTTGGTGAAGGTTCTTAAGCTCCTCGCAGATCACATCTGGCGAGTCCGTCCCTCCGGCGAACTGCTGGCCCCGCCTTGCGGTGAAACCAGCAGCCCGGAGTTCGTCGCGCCACATGCGCTCGCCTCTACACCCCTTGGCTCTGCTGTTTATTTTGGGCATCGCGCTTAAGCTTTAGCCAATGGTTGACTTCCTCAATGCTAAACCGCAGGCAGCGTGAGCTGATACGGTGGTGAGGAATCTTACCTTCACGCGCCCACTTCAGCACTGTCTGAAGCGATACATTTGCCATTGCAGCAATGTCTTTAGCTTTTACCATTTGAGATCGTCCTCCTCTAGTTCAACGGTTGGCTCTTCTTTAGCCTGCTTAACCTGCGCAGATGGGAACGCCTTAGCATACCCTGCTCGGTCGGCAGAGATGAACAGTGACGTAGCGATAGCCTGAAGATGCTCTACACTGATGGCCTTCACTTCCTTACCAACCCACTCAGCAGCCCTAATAGCCTCAGCCATAAGCTGTGCCGCCTGGAACAGCGCCCGCTTGGCGTCAGCCACCGTGATTGAGACAGGCGCAGATGCCTGCACCGGCTTGCGTGGGCCTGCCACTGGTGACGCACCGCTGGCGTCATCGATAATCGCGGCTTTGTCGGTGACCTTCAACTCATTCTCGCCAGAATGTGTGCTAGTCTTAACCGACAGACCATCGAGCCCCTTCTTCCCGGGCTGTGACTTCAGAGTCACCATTTGCCCCTTCAGGTCGCCCATTTCGTCAGGAATCCAAAATGAAGCCTTAGCCTCACCTGTACTATCCTGAATGACGCAGTTCTGTACGCGCCATTCACCGAATTTGCCCTGCCCAGTGCGGGGAGGGTAGACCGTCTTAATTGTCACTCGCATCTCCCCGATGACGGATCCGTCAGCAAGGTTAGCAAGATCTGCGATTGTTGCTACTTTCATTTTTGTTAAGTTTCATCAGCAGACCATCTGCTGAATGACGAGCAAACTACACGTCGCTTTTCTACGCGCAACTACTTTTTTGAAGATTCTTCTTCATCATCGTCATCATCCTCATCATCACACTCTTCTGACCAAGAATGCTCTAGCACACGTTCTTGGTGCATGAGATGGATGTGTCGGTCACGAGCGAAACGGTTGCCCCAACCAGCCTCGTAGCGATTCGTATTATCGTTGTCGTGCTCGTCCTGAGCCTGGACCAAGATCTCGCCACATTCAAAGTACTCGCAGAGAATGTCTTTTGCGCGCTGGATGATAGCCTGGCGATCTCGTTCTTCAGGTGTCATAACTTGTAGTGTGTCAGTAAAACCCGTCTGCCATCAGATGTCACTTGGTAATATCGATGCGCTGTAGCCTTGCGGTCGTTAAGTAAACTACGAACTGCCGTACGGCCAATCTTAAGCTTCTCAGCAATTTGCGTTATTGTGTACCATCCAGCTGGAGCAGGCCCGATGTTCAGCGTCTCTGCAAGCTCAGTGAGCCAGTCTTTCCCTACACTGGCAGCTTGAAGCTTCCGTCCTTTAGTTCTTTTGTCAGCCATACAATTGTCTCGTTGTCAGTATATTCACCCCACGCCCAACCTCGACTCCATGCGGTGGTTGCGACTCTATTCTCCGCATAGCCAGCCATTTCGGGATCTCCAAGCCACCCAACAGAGTAGCCAGTCACCCCTTTAATGCGCCGTCCTTCAGCGATTTGTACACGGTGAATGTGGCCCATGACAAGCTTGGTGTACTTGCCATGGCACATACGCTCTGCGCTGTCTCTAAGCGCCTGCTCGCTGTGCAGGTAGCCGTGCTGGAAGAGAGCGTCGCCAAGACCAACGAAGCCAGTCTTAAGCTTGTAGTCGTACACCTTGCACTTGATCGACTTGGCCCGGTCGTGGATCTGATGATAGACGCGAGTTGCGAGTGCAGAGATGATCGCCTTAGGGTGGCTCATCAGCGTGACTAGCCTAGCCTCGTGATTGCCAAGCAGGTAGTGCTGGGGACGTAGTGCTGAGATGAAAGCTAGACCATCATTAAGGTCAGCCTCAGGATCGACGGCAGAGTCGGCGTTGTCGTTAGTAAGCGCGCCTGTACGCAGACACGTCATATCGATGGCATCGCCCAGATGCAACACCGTGTCCGGCTTCCAGCGATCACGAAAGCGTAAGACCTCCTTGAGTACAGCCTGGTCGGCCATGAAGCCGTGGCTGCAAGAAACCGCAAGGAAGCGTTTCCACTTCCGTGTTATGTTGGCCATAGGCTACTTGCGTTTGCGAGCAGCCTGAGCTTTTGCGGCTTCTTTCTGCACGCTATAGGCAATAGCAAGAGCCTGCTTCTTTGGCTTGCCTGCGCCAAGTTCAGCTTTAAGGTTTTGAGTGAATGCTTTGTCGGATGCAGAGTGCTTGAGTGGCATATGGTTATTTGGGTTGTTTAAGTTCTCGTTTAATTGCGCCAACAACATCTTTAGTTGCCTTATCCTTGGCTTCTTGTTCGCTTTTGAAAACGCCAGCAGGACGTCCATTGGAATCAAATAATTTAAATTTGTCTCCAGTATATACAATTTTCATCTGATTTACGTTATCAGAAAGGACGTATCCATTATTAAGAGCTTCACGAGCACTTGTTTTATCCAGGAAAGCCACAGGCATCTTCTTGCGCTCGATGTCACTAATTGCCTGTTGTTGTATTGTGGACTGCATGGCCTGAGTAATTCGCTTAGATAAAGCAAATTCTTCAGGAGAACCAGCGGCAACTTTGGGCATTTTTAGCAACAAATTGCGAACGCCTGGGGTTTCGTACAAACGTCCTAATCCGTATGTGGCACCTGCCACTAAGGCTGTGCCAGCAAACCCAAGTGAATGTCCAACCATACCAGCTATTGTTGGCAATAACAATTTTTGTCCAGTAGAAGGATCGTAATTAAACTCACCTGCTCTTTTTGTAAGATTTAAGTATCTAGCAAGACCATTAAGTGCATCTTTATCTGCTCCACTAAAAAACACGCCGGTTTGTTTTTCTGCTTTTCCAAGATTTCCAAGAAATTGCACTGGAGAAAGCTGCATTGTCTTATTATCTAAAGACCTAGTCGCAACGTCTTCAAGAATAGCAGCGCGAGCAGATGCTTGGCCCTTAGCATCAAGATTTTTATACAGCAACTCAACTTCGCTTTTAGATTTGCTAAACAATAATTTACTAGCAATCTCTTTATTTACGGTGCCTTTATTTAAAGCTGCTCTAAGCGCGGCGTCGTCTAGCTCCTTTGCCATTTCATGCAAATTGGAATTTGCAGTTTCCCAAGCATTCCTATCACGCCCACTAGCCTCAATAAAATCTCCAAGCTCTTGCTTGATTGCCCCATATACACGATCCATTGACTTTCCGGCCAAGCCTTTGATGGATGCTAAGTTTGGATCGTCTAACAAATCTCCAACAAGCTTTAAATTGGCAGCTACTTGAGATGCTGTCTTTCCTTGAATACCACTTTTAAACGACTGAAGTTCCGTAATAACTGAAGCAAGTCTATTTGGATTTACACCATTAAGAAACTTAATCTCATCATCAATTGCTTTAACTGCGTTTGCAGTTGAAACTGTAACTCCAGTGCTATCAAGGTCCTGCAAAATTCCTTTAACAATTCCTGTATTTGCGGAAAGTTCTGCTGCTCTTGTAGCGTTAAGATTTGCAGTAACATCTCGAATTGCGTCACCTCCAACGCTTGCACTAAACTGGCCAAGCAAATCTTTGACAGCTTGAGTTCTTTCTTCTGACTGCTGAACGAGTGCAGCTCTTCCTCCAACAGCTTCGCGCACGTCTTGCATTCTACGGCTTAACGGGCCACCAGGCTGAAGAACATCAGATGTACGAACAAGTCTTCCAGCAGACTCAGCCTCTGCAATGGCCTGCGCAGTTTCGGCAGCAGTCATGCCGGCAACTGCTGGACCTGTTGTTGGAGTTCTTGCACCAGCAAGTTTCCCAGCGGTTAGCCCGCCAGCAAGGCCTCCAACCAAAGATGCAGCAATCTGGCCCTTTGTGCCTGCTCCCATTTCTTCAGCTACATATCTTGCCCCTTCTGCTGTGGCTCCACCAGCGGCGGCGGCAGAAAGTTGTTGAATTGGTTTTTCCGCCAATATAGCGCCAATCTTGCGAGCTGTTGCGGATGCTGCTCCCTTAAGTACATTCCCAATTCCAATGCCAGCAGCAGTGGATGCCACTGAACTACCAACGGACTCCGCAATACGCCCAGCTTCTGTGCTGGTTGGATCAACGCCAAGTTTAGTAAACAACTCACCAAAAAGCTCTGTAGGAGTCTTTAAATCAGTGCCCATGAAATGGTTTAACCCAAGCACCAATGGATCACCTATAAGCTGACCTGCGGCTACGGCGGTTGCTCCCATTGCAGCCCCGCCAGGAATCGGGCTCATCAACCCAGCAGCAGCACCCATGGCCACTGGCCCCATGCCGCGAGCTAGTCCACGAGCAACGTCTGCGGTTTCGCTAGTAGGCTCTTGCGCTGCCGTTGGCTGGCGAGAACTTTTTGCAAATTCATTTACGGCCTGAGTCATTTGCTCAGACGTTGCGTTGTCTGGAAACTCCAGTATAGTGCCGTCAGGCAGTACAGCTTCTTGTGGCATAATTAATCTTGTATCCGCACCATTACGCCATTTTTATCCTCATAACGAATGCGCTTAGGCTTTTCTGAAGTAGTTGTCGGTGCAGCTTGTGGGGCTGGCTTTTTACCTTCAAGTTCAGACTCAAGCGAAGATTTAAATAAAGGAAGTGGCTTAAGCCCAGACACTCGTTCAAACCATTCTGGAGAAGAGGAAGCTTCAAGCTCAGACATTCTTTCGTTTCTAACGCTTGCAATGCTATTGTAATTTCCTTTAATTTTTTCAATGTAATCATCTGGACGAGCAATAAATCCTGACTTTTTAGTATCTGTAAGATACGTCATCAGATTATTTACGCTCATAGCCCCTCCAGGCAGCGTTTGAGCCCACAATTGATAGTCTGCAAGCTCTGGAGCTCCAAGGAAAAACTCACCAATCTGCATTGCGTCTGTTCCGCCAGTTCCAGAAGATTGTGTAAGCTTTGGAATTATTAATTGCAACCGTTCTCTTTTTTTATTGGGATCTTTTTCTTTTTCAGCAGCAGTAACTTCTTTGTAAACAATCTTTGACATGTCCCTTATTTTTGCAAGGTTGTCAATTTGAGGCATTATGACTTTTGCTGATGCGCTTTCATCAAAAGATTTGAGATCTTCTGGACGAACATATGTATCAATTGTTTGCTTTAAAGTGCTGAAAATAAGATCTCTATCTCTTGGATTTTGCTGCGCCATTCGAAATGCATTTTGTTGCGCTTTTGCAATTTTATTTTGAACAGCTTGCCTGCGGATTTCATGCTGCCGCTCTGGATACATTGGAGCCTGTTCCGGCTGTGCCATTTCTTGTGGCGCGGCGGGCTGCGCTTCAACAGCGGGCTGGGCTGTAGGCGGAATAACCGTTTCTTCTGGCCCAAAGTCTCCACCAGATCCGCTGTAGCTAGTGTCCACTGGAGCATTTGCTAAATTGTACTTAGCCATCTCCTGTGGAGTTAACTGCTGCGCTTGCTGTGGCGCGGCGACGGGGGCATTTGGTATATTATACTGAGCAAGCTCTTCTGGAGTTAATTGTATCACTCGTTTTGGAGAAGCCTGTGCATACATGGCCTCCTGCTGTGGCGTCAGTGGATACCCCATGTTTGGGTCGGCAAGCTCTTCTGGCGTAGGCGCAGGCGCTGATGCTGGCGCGGACTGTCTGCTTGCCATGTAATAATCAGCCACAGCCGCCAATGGCCGTGCTACTCCACGAGTGGCAATGTTGTCTGGTATGTAGTCGGAGAATGGCATTTTGTTCAAATAAAACTATTGTTTAAAAAATGATTGATGTGCAGCCCCATAATCTACACCTCCGCCGCCTCCACCCATACTTTGCATTGCAGGGGCGCTTCTTAGCCGTTGCAGCTGTAGCTGCCTGTCAAAATCCACATTGCCGGCGCTTGTTCGTGATAGCATCGGCAGTGCTTGTTGTAGAAATTGAGCGCCTTCAATTGTGCCGTAGTTATCTTGTTTGTACTTCAGTATTGCATCAACTTGATCTTGTTCAACTCCGGGATACAACGTAGCCCGCACTGTAGGATCTTTAAGCGTACCCTCTAAGATGCGACTGGTTTTGTTGGCAGCTTGACTGTCTTTAAAGTACGACCCAAGTGCGCCCATTGCTGCATCCTCAACGCCCCCGCCGCCATCGCTCCCACCACTGGTTAGCATATTCGTGCCAACTTGTCCAAGCACTCCAGCACCAGTATTAAGTGCTCCGGCTAGACCACTCGCGCCTACGGCTGGGCCGCCTCCAGTAAATGCGCCAAGTGCTCCGCTTCCAAAAGTTTTAAGGCCTCCAAGTACCCCGCCTCCAGCAGCGGCTAATGCTCCAGGGGCCGCCAAGGCTGCAGCGCCCCCCGTTAGGGCTGCTGCTCCAAGCATAATCCCCATTGTTCTAAGCTGCTTTCTTCTTTCTTTTTTTTCCTGCTCTTCTTGCTCCCGTTTATTCTGAAGCATGCCTTGAGCCATTCCTAGACGCGAGTATGCGTTTGTGATATCCCGTGCAATTTCTGTCGGGTAATATTGACCTGCGTTAACTTGTGAAAGTTTTTTCATATAAATAACAAGTTAAATAACTTCACCATTTTCGCGTATAAACTGCACGTCTTCTCCAAGTAAATTAAATATTTTCATCCAGAATGCCTGAACTGGCTTAAATAGCCAACCATGTTTATTTTGCCCGTAATGCCATTTAGCATACGACACAGAAGGATCTGCAAACAATTTAGCCACTGCAAACTTAAACAATTTAGACTTACGCATCAAGGGAACAAATACTTCAGCCAGCTTGTAATAGCCTCGTTGATTCCGTGGCGTGACATGCTCGTCCCTGTAGCGGCGAACAACTTCATCCATCACTCCATTGCCGTAACGTGCTTCAAGCATGATAAAGCAGCAGAATCCCTTACTTCCCCCGCCTGATGGTTTGCTTGCCCTTGCCTGCATGTAAGATGCAGCAAAGTTTGCTTGATTAGAGTATTGGGATAGGGTGTTTTCATATGGCATCATTGACAGCCCAGTAAGCACTGGATTAGTTGGGTCTGCAATGTTAAGTCCTGCTTGTTCAAATTGATTTGAGGCTTGATTAACGGATGTAGCATAAGCACCCTGCGTCGGAGGCACATTAAAGTACGCAGACATTGCTGGAGACAACGCTTGTTGCTGTGCCCCAAGCACGCCTGAAGCAATTTGCGCTGCGTTTGCTTTTAATGTGTTTTTTGCCTGTATACGATTTAATTCCGCTTCAGATCGAGACAACGCCTGTGAAAATTGTTGCCCCTGAATAACAGCCTGCTGTTGTTCTCTTTTTGCCGCTTGTTCAAATTGCTGTTCCTGAGTACTTAATCCAAGTTGTTCTTTTCCTAAAGCTTGTTGGTATTTCTGCGCTTGAACACCAAGACCAAAATCCTGCAAACCTAAACGCTGTTGATACTCTTGCGCTTGAGCCGTTCTCTGTAAGTCTTCTTTAGCCATTCCTTGCCCAAACATCTGAGCCTGTGCTCCAAGTCCATACTGTTCTGCACCAACTTGACGGGCATAAGCTTGCGCTAATGCTGGCTGATACAAGCCGGAGATTGTTCCCATGGCCTGCTGCGCGGCAGCTTGACGCTCGCGGTATCTTCGCTCAGCAAGCTCTTCACGCCCCAACACTTCTGACGTGATTGCTTGTGGGCCAAGCGACATTCCGCGAGCTGCATAAGCTTCACGAGCAGCTTGAGTTGCCATTCTTTCTTGTTCTTCAGTTAATGATCTCCCAGCAGCCAAATCTAAATTAATTTGTTGCCCAAGCCGCTGCGCCCCTTCCACAACTCCCGGCATTGTGCTCATATATTGATCCACAATTCTTTGATCAATATTTCCAAGTTTTGACTGCAATTCTGGACCAGCAATATCTGAAGTGTATTCTCCTGGTTTGTATGCCTGCAAGCCACCAAGAGACATGTCTACGGTTGGTCCCTCAACTTGAGATAAGTATTGACCAGAAATTGGCCCTTGAATTCTGCCTAATTCTTGTCCATAAGTTGGCCCTTGAATTTGTTGTTCAAAAGCTGTAAGCTGTGGGTCTATATTGGCTTGAGCTGATACCTCTGTGCCAAGCTTTCCAAGATTTTTTAAAATTGTGCTGGCTCCTGGCATTTGAGCCAAATACTGCTGCTTGTATTGCGGCATCAATTCTGAATATTGCGCCAGCTTTCCACGTTGAATATTTTGATTAAATAACGTGTCTACACGAGCGGCCAATTCAGCAGTTGGAACATTAGCATACTGTGCATCATATTTTTCTAGCGTCCGCTTTTCTGTAGCACTTAAATCCTCTTGTTTTTTACGGCGCAGCGCGGAAATAGCAGGCGTGTCTGTTGCAGCCTGAATGTTTTTGAGCATTTGCTCACGTTCTGCCTGCCCAGCAAGATTGGCTAATTGCGGACCATGTATAAGCTCTAAATTTACCGCTGTTTGTAAAGCGCCCGATAAAGCATCTAAGTTTGACTGAATTATCTTTTCAGTGTCTGGAGGTTGCAATGAAGAGGCATAAACTGCTAATTTCGGAATACTTGATACGTCTACCTCTGATGGCTTTTTTCCCAACGCAGCGTAAGCCGTTGCGCTTCCCAGCCTATAATCAGCCTCTAATTGCGCTAACTGGGTTCTTGCGGCAGCTACGGTAGCTGGCGGATAGATTCTTGCATCTTTAATTATTTGATTAAGCGAATCTTTTGAGTCAACATATGTATCATTCCAGCTTGATAACCATTCGCCATCTCTTGCAAGTGCGGTCGTTACGGTAGGTAAAGTGAAGCTTGCAACTAAAGAATCTGCATCAGAGACTGCTGCAACACCGTCCACCGTGGAAAGTCCTGGACTATATGGAATAACCTTAGCTTTGGGGTTTTTTAAATACTGGGCAAAATCTATTCCGCTAGATTTTGCATCAAAATAAGCATTTGCTTCTTCTGGCGAGTCAAAATTTATTTCTATTGGCCAACCATCGTTGCCAATATTAGATTTAGATTTATCGTATTGCATAATTGGCAGTAATAAACTTAAGAAGTGAACGCAATTGTTCCAGATGTAGTGAATGTGTGGACCGTAAACGAGCCAACGGTGGTCGTAGTATTTCCTGTGCCAGTAATTGTGGCGCGATTTGCCCCGCTATACCAAATCTTAACAATCCCGGATCCGCCTGCGCCAGAAATATCATTAGCTCCATTGTACCCTCCTCCTCCTCCTCCTCCTGTATTTACTGCGCCAGATCCTGCAACTGTGTTTGATGATCTTGCGCCAGCTCCTCCCCCTCCAGTTCCTCCAGCTCCTCCGTTAGTGGTGCTAACAATTGCTCCACCCCCGCCGCCAGATACTACTTGATTAACTCCAGCAACGGCCACAGTC